ATGCAGCCGCACGGGAAGCCTTCGAAACCGTGGTTACCGAAATGCGCCGAAAGGATCTTCTGCCCAAGGACAAGCTTGCGTTCGCGCGGACTGTTCTTGAGTGGTCGATGGCTAAACCCGCAGCGGAGTCCACGGTTACCGTGAAGAAGGCTGAGGATTTCTTGGACGAGATCGCAGGAGATATGTAACGCATGCAAAGAGAGGTCCGCAAGCGTTTGTTTGAGGACTTCGAATTCTACGCGAAACACGCTCTGAAGATACGAACCAAAGAGGGGACCATTGCGCCCCTCGTCCTTAACGACGCGCAAAAGATATTCATCAAAGTTGTCATCCGGCAACTCCAAACAACCGGAAAGGTTCGCGTGGTGGTCCTTAAGGGACGCCAGCAGGGCCTCTCCACTATAATTGAGGGGATTATTTATTGGTGGTCCAGTCAGCACAAGGCTGTCAAAGCCATTGTCATGACACACCAGGGGGAGAGTACCAAAGCGCTGTTCGAAATGAGCAAACGCTACCACGAGTCCTGCCCTGAAATCCTCAAGCCACACACGAAGTATAGCTCCCGCAAAGAACTAACATTCGACCTCCTAGATAGCTCCTACATGGTTGCTACTGCTGGTGGTGAGGGTGTTGGTCGCGGTGAGACGATTCAGCTTGCCCACCTCTCTGAGGCTGCCTTCTACCCTCCTGCAACGGCCCGTGACAATATCAACGGACTTATGCAAGCGATACCGAACTCCCCAGGAACCTTCGTGTTCATTGAGAGTACCGCTAATGGCATCGGCAACCCCTACCATGAAATATGGACCAACGCGGTTAATGGGACTAACGAGTACGAGGCGGTATTCATCCCTTGGTTCATCCAGAAGGAATACCGCATGGAGGTCCCAGCGGGTTTCGAAAGGACCCCGGAGGAAGATGAGCTAGTCAAGAAGTACAGCCTAGACGACCAGCAGTTAATGTTCCGCCGTCGCAAGATCGCAGTCAACGGCCTGGAAATGTTTCAGCAAGAGTATCCGTGCCACGCTGACGAGGCCTTCCTGACATCCGGGCGTCCCGTGTTCAACCCTCAGCAACTCCAAGGGCTGATCGAGAAGTCTCCAGAGATTGTCTCTAGGCTGGAGCTGGTCACTGACGATTTCGAAGAGTCCCCCCGTGGTTCCTTGATTCTCTACCAGCACGTCAACCCAGGGGAGACCTACTATATTGGGGCTGACGTGGCTATGGGCGTACGTGGGGGAGACTGGTCTGTCGCACAGATCCTCGACTCCAAGAAGCAGCAGGTCGGCATCTATAGATCCCAAGTACACCCTGACTACTTTGCCACCGTCCTTGAGAAACTTGGGTACTTCTTCAACACCGCAAAGATTGCTGTGGAATCTAACAACCACGGCATCTTGACGTGTACACGCCTTGGTAAAGACCTAGCCTATCCGAACATCTATTTCGAAACCTCCGTTGATAAGCAGACGGAGAACGAAACGGTGACCTATGGTTTCCGCACTACGGTTAAGACCAAGCCCCTCATTATCGACAAGCTACGCCAAGCCTTCCGTGAGAACTCAATCACTGTGAATGACAAGCTCACCCTCCGTGAGTGTCAGACATATGTAGTGACTGATGACGGAAAGCTAGAGGCTGAATCAGGCTGCTTCGATGACGCGGTGATGAGTCTCGCTATTTGCAATTTCATACATGACGGACATTTTGTACCTATCGAGGTCACGTCAGATTACTACATTGAGATGATTTAAATTTATGGCTAAAGCTTCTGACAAGTTCAAGCCTGTGTCAAAGGATGAGCTAAAGGTTTTAGTGGAACGGCAGATTAAGTCCTCGTCCGCCTACTACGACTCGAAGCTCTCCGAAGAGCGGCAGAACGTCTTGGAATATTACCAGGGTGTCAAGCCTAAGCCCGCTCACTCAGGTAATTCAAAATATGTAAGTATGGATGTCTACGATGCTGTGGAATCCATGAAAGCAGTACTGTTGGAAACCTTCAGTTCCGGTAACAGAATCGTCTCGTTCGACCCGCAGACTCCAGACGACGTTGAGTCAATGCGGATTGCTACGGAGTTTGCCGACTACGTTGTCCACCGCCAGAACGAATCCTATAACATCTTCTCCCAACTGATCCATGACGGCCTTATCGCACGCTGCGGTATCGTCAAGATTTGGTGGGATGAGTGTGAAGAGGACGTAGTTGAAGAGTTCAACAACATCACGATTGAAGAGTGCGACGTACTGGCCTCACAGCCTGACGTAAAGAGCATCGACATTCAACACGATGAAGAGACAGGGCTGTGCGAAGGAACCCTCACGCGCACTGTGGATCGCTCTCAGGTCCGGTACATCAACGTACCTCCTGAAGAGTTCCTGATCACCTCTACGAGTACCTCGATTGCCGAAGCACCCTTCGTAGCCCATAGAACCCGTAAGACCAAATCGGATCTCCTCGAGGAAGGCTACGACCCCAAGAAGATTGCTGAGATCGGCGGTGAGGGTACCTACGATGACCTGAGCCAAGACCCGGAGAAGATCACACGCTTCGATGACATTGGGGCCTCCCTGCTCAATGAGGATGACTCGGAACTCCAAGAGGCCTCCACGGGTGTCCTGGTGCACGAGTGCTACATGTACCTCGATATGAAGGGTACAGGGCGTACGAAGCTCTGGAAGATCACGATGGCTGGCTCCGTGGTCCTCGATAAGGAGCAGGTAGACAAGAAGCCGTTCCTGCACTTCTGTCCCAACCCAGTGCCCCATGCGTTCTACGGTTCCAACTACGGTGCCCGTGTAATCCCCACGCAGAACGCTCGTACGGTCCTCACACGCGGCATCTTGGACCACACGGTCATCACCAACAACCCTCGCATGATGGTTGTGAAGGGTGCCCTCTCGAATCCCAAGGAACTCCTTGAGAACCGTGTAGGTGGCTTGGTCAACGTCACGCGTCCTGATGGTCTCCTTCCGCTTCCCCAAGCTGGCCTCAACCCCTACGTGTTCCAGACGCTTCAGCTTCTCGATGAGGAGAAGGAAGAGGTCACTGGTGTATCCAAGCTGTCCCAAGGGTTGAATAAGGATGCCCTGAGTAAGCAGAACTCTCAAGGCATGGTCGAGGGTCTGGTGTCCCTGTCGCAGCAACGCGAGAAGATCATCGCTCGGAACTTCGCTAACCAGTTCATCAAGCCTCTCTATCTTGAGGTTTATCGTCTGGTCCTTGCGAACGAGAAGAAAGATAAGGTCATCCGTGTTGCTGGCAACTTCGTCCCTGTGAAGGTCGAAGAGTGGGATGAGGATGTTACCTGCACCGTGGAACTCCACCTTGGAGCCTCTGCGCAAGCTCAGGAAGCACAGAAGTACATCCAGGTTCACGCGGCTCTTGCACAGGACCCTGCGAACGCTCGGATGTACCAAGAGGGTAACCGCTTTGCCCTCCAGATGAAGATCCTAGAGAAGATGGGCGTGAAGGATGCCCAACTGTTTCTCACAGATCCCAAGAAGCTGCCGCCTCCGCAACCTGATCCGAAGATGGTCAAGGAACTGGAACTGGAAGAACGCAAGGTTGCTGTTCAGGAAGCTGTTGCTCAGACCTCGAAGCAGAAGGTTGAAGGCCACATCTCGATTGAGCAACTCCAGGCGAAGATCGCTGAGATGGAAGTGCAACTTGAAGATGCCCGCAAGACCCGCGAGTTGGACATCAAGGAATATGACGTTACCTCGAAGTCTGCTATTGCGGTCCAGGAACTCCAACAGGCCAAGGACATGATCGCTGCTGACCCGGCTTCCGGTAAAGCAATCGTCTCCCCTAACTAAAACTACATGAGCGAAGAACTCACGCTCAAACGCGGTACGGCTGCTGAAGCACTTCTTTCCGAGGAAGCCTTCACAGTCGCCGTCAACGAGCTATACAACCAAAATCTAGCGCTGATTACTACGAGTGCCCCTGAGGATAAAGAGAAGCGAGAGCTTGCCTTCTTCCAGATTAGAGCACTGCAGGACATCACCGCTGAACTCA